GGAGACCTTGCCGAAGCCTATCAGGGCGTCAGTTCTGGAATGCGTCTGTCCCCGGAAGAGAAGGCGTTGTGCAAGACGAACCTGAAGTTCTTCACCGAGGCGTCCAAGACGGGCAAGGACTTTGTCGACCTGTGCCGGAAGATTATCGTAAGGCATAAACTGGATGTGCTGGTCGCCGACCCGCTGCTCTCCTATGTGGGGGGTGACCTATCCAAGCAGGAGGTCTGTTCCCACTTCCTGCGTAACCTCGTCCAGCCCGTGCTTCAGGAGACGGGGTGCATCATGGTCTTCATCCACCATGAGGGGAAACCGAAGCCGCAGGAGGTCAAGGACGGCCAGACGGTGTCAGACCAGATGTACAGCGGTATTGGGAGTTCCGAGTTAGTGAACTGGGCGAGGGCCATTATCAACATCAGGCGGGAGTCGAAGGAACTGCCCGTGTTCTCGTTCAACCTGACTAAGCGCGGGAAGCTCGCTGGGATGCGGACGCCGGACGGCAAGCCTACCCTGTCCATAAAACTGAAACACGCCGATGATCGGGTGCTATGGGAGGTCGCCCCTTTGGCCGGCGGCTTTGAACTTCTGAAGGTCGGGCAGCAGTACCGTCACTTTGAGTCCAAGCCCCGCATCAGCCGGGGGGCTTTGCTGGAGGAATTGGTGGCTGACCACAAACTTCAGCGCGACCAGGCGGAGGCCCTTATCAAGGCTATGGTCACGAACGGCATCATCGAACCCCGCAAGGTGGGTGCCGCGCTGTACTACCAAGGCACCAAATACGACACATGAGCATCGTGTCTACGCTCACGGTAAGACCTATCGAATATAGGTTGGCAATGGATACCATCGTTAAGAATCATTACCTGCACAGGGAATGTTCCTGTTCAGCGTCGTTTGGCTTATTCACCAACGAGACGACCAACGATGACTTCTTTCAGCAAGGCAGGCTTGTCGGCGTGATTGTCTTCGGCAAGCCGTCTTCCTACACTCTTTGCAACGGCATTTGCGGCGACGACGAAAGCAAGAACGTGGTCGAGTTCAATAGGTTATGGGTTGAGGACTCGATGCCCAAGAACACGGAAAGCTTCTTTGTCGGCCAAGCCATTAGGCAATGCCCCTTTGAAATTATCGTGTCATTTGCGGATTCCGAGCAGGGGCATATTGGGTACATCTACCAAGCAACGAACTGGATTTATACGGGTATCAGCCCCAAGATGAAGTACTTCAGGCCAAAGAACGCCTCGGGCAACTCTGGCGGCACGGTCTACCGCCGGCGTGAACGCATGGCCAAGCAGGACATTATAGATCAATTTGGCCCAGATATGGTCGAAGAGTACTTCAGCAGCATGAAGTATCGGTATATCTATTTTAATTGTTCCAAGACTCGTAAGAAGGAACTGATGAAGAAGCTGAAGTACCCAGTCCTTCCGTACCCCAAGAAAGCCGCCTAGGAAGCCCGTGGCAGGCTTTTCTTCCGTAGTCTGACTACTACTGCCAACCCGACCCCCAAACAGCCTACGCCCAAAGCCCAGCCCAAGTCTCGGCAAGACTGAAGGGCTAGGGTCGCCGCATTCATATTCCGCTCTAAATCCTTGGAGTCGGACTTGATGCCCCCGTCGGTGATAATCATGGCCATCGCCTCGGTGGACTGGAGCTGGTCTAGGACGAACCCTGCAATCCAAGCCGACATGATGGCAGCAAGGGCGGCAGCGACTACCAGCCCCATGACGGCAATCAGCAGATTGCTTTCACTTCCCCCTGCCGCGCTTGGATGGTTTCTTTTTGCCATTGGCGGTTTTGGTGACTTTGGCTACCTCGGCCTGCCCCTTGGCCTTGATGTACTTCATCAGGTAGTCGAGACATTCGGGCGCGGCATAGCCGCTGGCACCTACGACCCCCATGCGAAGGCCAGGCGACTGGATATGCTCTTGGATGGCGTAGCCGACCAAGGCGGCGGTAATAGCGGCGGCAAGCACCCTGCGGACCACCCAGCCGGGGGATACGGGTTCGGTTGATAGGAGGAGTCGGGCAACCATCGCCAAGCCCCCTAGGACGCCAGCTACGACGCCGTCTTTGACTTCCCTAGAGATGTCGTCGGGGTTAATGGGTGGAGGGGGACTCACGAAATCTTGGGGGGCTTAGAGTTTGGCTGGAGCAGCACCCGGCGGTAATTCTGATCCCAGAGAACGGCAGCAAGGTCTTTGCCCAATCGGTCAATTTCTGCTTCTGATTTTTCTGGGAAAGTTAGATGCCCCTGCTCATGGCACAAAACCTCCAACTGCCGCTTGGCACCCAAGCGCGGATCAATTTCAATCAGCCCTTCGCCGATAGTCGCTTGGCCCCAGGCTTTCTGACGGCCTAATTTCACCCAGACGACTTTAGACTTTCGGCGGCTCATAGTCAGATGCTTTATTGGAGTCCCTGACTTTATCCCAGACGAACCAGATTCCCAGTCCCGCGCAGGCGGCAAGGGTCGTTCCGGCGATGTAGGAAAAGTACTCGGAGTCGATAATGAAGGGGACGGCTCCGCAGAAGGCTCCGCAGAGAATGAGGGGGATGCCTACCTTGGGGCCGGTAAAGGCCGTGGCAACGGCACCGATGACGGCAAGGGCGGCACCCGTGATAGTCCAGATGTTCTTGGCGGCGTCCTTCTTGGCCTGCTCGACCTCGCCGGTGAGTTCCTTGATACGGGCATCCTTGAGGTCTGAGACCCGCTTGGCTTCCTTATTGTCGGCCTCGACCTTGGCCCAGTTGATATCAATGGTGGCTAGGAGCTTCTTGCCAAAGTCTATCGCCTGGGCATAGTCCTTTTGGTCAGCCTTGGCTGCGCGTTGACGGGCAAGGGCCAATTCCTCCGGGGATGGGGAGGGGAGGTAAGACAGGGCCACGGAGGTTTCGCCTCGGACAACTTCTGGTTTGTCTGCGTTCTCTTTGGCGATAGTCACCGAGGCAGCGACTTTCTGATCAGCGGTATCCCACTGCTTGCCAACGGTCGTGACCAATGCCTCGGAGGTCGGGGCGTCCGGCTGCTTAGGCAGCGGAGCCTGGGACGACGTGGAGCATCCAGCCATCAGAACAGAGACAGCCAGAAGGACGCGCACGACTTACTTCCCCTTGAGTTGGTCGAGGATGGACTTAGCCTTCTCGACCTTGGCAGACTTGGCGTTCTTGACGCCAGCGTAGAAGCCGCCGAGGAAGCCGATGAGGGTGCAGACAAGGATGGTAATCATATTAAGCGGGTCGAAGGCCGAGACGGTAGTTGGTTCCGTTAATGGTCACTAGGAGGTCGAGCGTGTCTGAGCCTCCAGTATGTGCAGAGGTAGCCGTAGGGTTGAAGACTAGGCCATTGAACGAAATACCGTTGGCATCAACCTTGATGGCCGCAGTAGCGTCCGGGGCAGTTCCGACTCCGACCTTGCCAAACTGATCCACGACAAACTTTGTGGCGTCCGGGGTCGTAGAGTCTTCGACCTCGATTGCGTTGCCAGCTCCACGCTGAGTGACGCGCAGCGCGGCAGTCGTAGCAGAAGTCGTATCAATCACCATTTGATTGGTGAAGGTGTTAAACTGATTTAGGACGGGCAGGTTGTAGTTAACACCTCCCATTTTATATGTCAGCTTGGGAGCAGCGGCGTTTGAAATCCAGATGTCGCCGTTAGCCGCTGACGCTGGAGCCGAGTCGCATTGACCTCCAAGGTTGATGCTAGGGGTGGCTACGCCAAGCGTTGCGAGGTTGACCTTCCCGGTGAAAGTAGCGCCAGATAAGCTCGCTTTCAGATTAAGGTTACCATTGACCCAAATCTGAGTAGCCATCAGGTTAGTAATGCCACCCCATACCACATTAAGACCGTAGGTATGATTTACCCACATATCTCCGTTTACAGGAGAATTCGGTTGTGAGTTTGAACTGAAATTAAGTCGAGCTTGAGTGATGCCAGATCCCGGACTCAATTCACATACGCCATCTATAAGTAGGCGTTGAGTCTGAGGCGTTCCGATGCTCGTATCAAAACCAATATCGGTTTGAATGTTAGGTAAATATCCAGAAGTAATGTAACCCTGCCCGGTCACCCAAGACTCGGTGGCGTATCCAGTCAGGTCACCAAAGGTAATAAACCCAGCCGGATTAGTAACGTCGTATTTCGCATCGAGCGCGCTTTGAAGATCCGTCTGATTAGAGAGAGTCCCGGTGATGGAACCCCAAGTGCCACCACCACCCGTGTAAGCAGTAGTCTGGACAGTAGCGTCAGGGAAAGTCAGCCCGGTCGGGGTGACAGTCATGTGGCTTGCGCCGTCGTAAGTGTCTAAACCGTTAAACTGAACGGTCGTTCCCTTCGTGTGATCCGCAGAGAGTTGGACGCCGAACAGGTCGCCAGCCATCTCAGTATCGTAGGTGGCGGTTGAGTTGGTAATTGAACCCGTCATCGCTCCGCCTGAAAGCTGTAGATAAGATCCAAGCTCCCCAGTGACCCAAGACTCCGTTGCGTAGCCCGTCAGAGCCGAGGACGTAATAAAACCTGCCGGGTTCGTCTGAAGGTAATAGGTCGAAGCGGCAGTCGCAGTGTCGAGCTTGGCATACAGAGCGTTGTAGAGATCCGTCTGATTGACAATGCTACCAATAATGCTTCCCCAAGTCGTAGCTCCGACCGGGCCGGGGTAGGCAGTGGTCTGCACCGTCGAGTCTGGGAAGACGATACCCTGAGATGGCTGGATCGTGAAGATGCCAGAGCCAGTCTGCGTCAGCGTAAGGCTAGTCGGCGTCAGGTGTGTTTGATTGCCTCCGCTGCCGAGGACATCAAGGCCAGCAAAAGCGGGGGTGTTGGCCGTACCTAGGTTAAGATTATCTCGGGCCGTGGAAAGGCTGGTAAGGCCAGAGAGGTTCCCCGCCTTGCTCAAATAGGACGTCATCCCAGCCGTCGACTGCTTGGCGTTCAGCGCGTTCTGAAGGTCGGTCTGGGAAGAGAGGGTGCCAGTGATGCTGCCCCATGCTGTGCTGCTGGAGACCGTGGCCCAGGCGGTGGAGTAATCGGAATTGCTGGACTTGACGAGAGACTGACCCGTTGTACCGCCAGCAGGAACGCCAACGCCTGGATCACCTTGGTCGCCCTTGGGGCCAATATCTCCTTGATCGCCTTTGGGGCCTTGGTCGCCTTGGTCACCCTTGTCACCTTGGTCGCCTTGGTCGCCCTTGTCACCTTGGATACCTTGAATGCCTTGAATGCCTTGGTCTCCCTGATCACCTTTGTCGCCCTTGACACCCTGAATACCCTGAATGCCTTGGATACCTTGAATGCCTTGGTCGCCTTGATCACCCTTGACGCCTTGGATGCCTTGAATGCCTTGAATGCCCTGCGGGCCTTGAGGGCCGGTCGGGCCGGCAGGGCCAGCAAACTGGACTTCAAAGGCGGCTTGGTCGTTAATGCTGATTGTGAAGGACATCAGTTAGAAACTTTGTTAGGGGTGACGTTGGGCAAAATTTCCAATCGGACGGTAGCCGAATAGAAAATTTCAGTCGTATTTTCGTAAAACTTGATATCCCAGTAAGCGGTTCCGGGGTGCCATTCTTGGGTCAGGTTGGAGGAAACCGTAAAGGTGGTAGGGCTGGTAATGGCCACATCCAGATAGTGGAGCTGGTTACGGGCGTCGAGCAGCGCGGTGACGATGGTCACCCCAGTAAGGTCTGCCGGCCAGCCTGGCTCCGTGGTATAGGTTCCCACCCCATTAAAGGTGACCCCACGCTTAAACTGATGATGGGTACAGGACATAGGTTCGCCGTTTGGGTTTAGCCGTATGTCAATAAGCCCAAATCAGTCATTAGACTCAATCTCTTTAATCCAAATAGACACCAAGTTATCATATTCTGTTGCTAATTGGAACGTCCAGGCGGCGTTGCTAGGCTGAAAATAAGTCTCAGTCCCATTGTTTGGGAAAATGTAAGTATTTCCGCCTGCCCTCCCGTAATTATCGTCCGTAGGAGTGTAAGTATGAGTTACTTCAAATTCTATCCCTAATCTGTTTGAATAACGATAAGACAATTCAAACGAGCGACGAAAATAAAGGGGATGGTTAAAGATAAGAAAAACATAATATACATAAGGCTTTTGCGCGTTTGAATCTGGAACCCACTTCCCATTTACTAGTATAAGGTTGATACGATAGAATAATGCTGCACCAACCCCTCTTTCTGGAAAAATTACTTTTGGGTCTCCAATTTCTTGCCATTGTTGCAAGCATACTCCGCACTTGTCCTGCGGCACCGGCAAGAACCCAGCTCCGTCCTGATCCATCTCTAGGGCATAGCCTCTCGTTAAATCCAAATCAAACTGGCTGGGATTATTGAATTCATTGTCGTAAGCACTCTGCTGGAAATCCGTCATCCCTTGGTATGTATTGGGAGTCGTTTGAGGGTTTTCTTCGACAAGCCTAAAGTAACGAGGGACAAGCCTGTTTCTTTTAGGGTTGTAGGCTTCTGGTTGTACTCCCCAGAGACTCCAAGTTCTGATAGGGGTTCCTTGAGGGTCGGTACTCATTTCCTGATTTGGAGGAGTACCCATCGTTTGTGTGAGGGGGAAATTAGAACGGAAATATTCTAATCCGTTATAACTTACTAACGCCCCCGGGGAGTACGGCGTGGCTGGCTCCCAAGGATCAAACATTTAATTGATGACGTCCCACCACCAAGTCGCCGCGCCTTGGCCGGATTTTAGTCGGTTAACAATTAGGTTTCCTTTGCTGAAATATTGCAAAGAGTAAGAAGTTATTCCGCCCGTTTCATTTTTATTAACCTTGGCCAGAGGATAGTAACTAATCGTATCAACATCAACCGGGGGAGTTGCAACGGGAAGAAACACGATTTCAGCCGTCCGTGGAAAATACTTTTGAGGTTCGTGAGTCACCTTAACCAAAATATAGCCATCGGCACTGACAGTGATTTTCGGAGCTGGAACCTTATCAATATAATTCCCATCAATCTTCGGGATGTAACGGTTGACGGTACCAGGCTGAATGGTGACTTTGTCGTCGTCTAATCTAGGGTCTAGTGGGCTACCCGTAGGGCCGTAATATACCTGCTGTGGCAGCGTGTACGCAGTACCATTAGTATTAGCCTGAAAGAGGATATCATTACTCGGCATAGTACGGGTAGCATCGATACCCGTGGCGAGTTTGTTCAGCGCGGAGGCAGAAATGGATTCCCCTGCTGCAAAGGAACCATTGATGGACGATCCGTTAAATCCGGCTATAGAACGCATTAGGTAGGCCCGTCTAGGTTAGGATAAATGTCCCTATCCCAGCCACCCAATCCAGAGAGCATCAGATCGGCGGTCAGCTTCCAAATGCCTCCAAATTGTTCAACTGAGCAATTCGTGATGAGGAATGCTCGTCGAATTTGCGATTGCCAGACGGCCTTATAAATAAGACATCCCCCGTACCCACCTGTGGCAAGTTGTTGGTATGCGCTAGGAACTTGATAGACCGCACCGCTTGTCGTCCATCCAACATAAGATGCAAAAGCCAGTGCGGCAGATTCAGTATCAACATAAAACAAGCAACGCATCGTGTTTGACGGTTTATAGTAATTCTTAATGCCAGCTTTAATGTTAATATTTCCAGCGGAATACTCTGCCGGGTCTTGGTTGGGCAAGAAGCCCACAAACTGTTGACCTTGCGTTGCACCCCCATTGGCGACTTTGGGTGTCCAGAGTGCGCGATTGGGGTTTCCTCCAACGCCGCTACTTGGATTGATTGCAGGTGTAAGCGATGGATTCCATCCAGAAGCAGGAGGAAACCCAGCAAGAACATTCATACTGTAAGCACCAGTCTCAAGGTTCTGCACTAAGAAATTAGGGTGATGCTCGATAGGTTCGGAGCCAGTTGCCCCGGTCATAGCCATCTGGGTTTCTGTTTTTGATCCTCCGTTTACGCTAGGATCAATACCGCAGAAATCCGCCGTGATGGTTAAGACATTACTCTTGTCGGTTGTCATGTTAGCCCTCCAAAGACCCATATTGGAATAGGGTGATTCAACGCCTGGAATAAAATTTGAAAGTTTAAAACCCTTTTTAAATGTGGTCGGGAATAAACCTCGCTTACTGATGTCCCACTTAAATTTACATTGTGCCTGGAGAAGCCCAAAGCCGTCGGCCTCGACCTGCCATCCGGGTTGCGGGACGGGAGTATTTAGAAAATCCCCATATTTAATTACTGTGTTAGAAGCTGAAGACATGGTTATCGGGATAGTTCGTCAGGGGTGCGCGTGGCGGGTGTAAGATCGGGACGGGTGTTTTTGGCTGTCTCTTCGGTTGCCGTAGCAATCCGTTCCATAGGCGTAAAGGCCACCGCCCCGAAGATGTCGCCCCCGCCCATCTGCTGGAGCTGGGACGCCGCGCCGGCCTCGGAAAGTCCAAATGGGGTTAGTTTCTTGCCATCACCCTTCAGTTGTTTTTCAAGTTCCTTACGAGCGTCTTCTTGTTCGGATTCGCTGTAATCATTTTTAAGGGCGAATTTGATGATTTCCTCGTTGGTCATGTACTTAGGAGCGTTCTTAATGACGCGCTTTGCCTTGTCTTCAGGTGACTCAAAAGGATTCCAAAATCCAGCATCGTTCATGTTGTTGATGCGGGAAATGGCCACTTCAAAAACTTCGACTACAGAACCAACAAGGTTGATCCAGAAATTCTTAAAGGAACGACCAAAATTATCCATATCTTGACCAAACCTGCCAAATGCCCCCGTGGCCGTTTCATTTGCGGTTAGGTAAGTGGAAGCGGCGTCATCAATAGCCTTGGAACCAGCCTTGATGATGGGCAATAGTTCCTTGAACGAATCACCAAACATTTTGGTGCCGTAATACAGCAATGTCGCCTCGTCAGTTCCGGCTGCGTAAGAGTCAGCCAATGACTTCATTGCCTTGGTGGCATCAAAACTTCCGTCTGCAATCTCATTCATACCAACACCCATCTTTGCAAGAAGGTTGGTCACCTCTCCGCCCTTGATTCGGGCTTCACCCATGCGGCGCGTGAACTCGACAACCGACCGGGACATGGATTCAAGGCTAACGCCGAACGCCTGGCCGATGGACTCAAGCTGGCGAACCTGATCAATGCTAATGCCCGTCGTAAGCGAGATTCTGCGAATTTGTTGTGCGTAGTCCGCCAGCTCTTTTACCTTGGCCATGACCGAAGAAATCATGGCACCAAAGGCGTCAATAAATCCGCCAATCATTCCACCGATAGGGCCAGCCACCAGGCTACCAATACCTTGCGCGGTTCCGAGCTGGTTGGCAGCACTTTGGAAAGGATTTTCAGCATCGCCTTTGCCGCCCATACCGCCGATGGACTTACCGGCGTCGGCAAGACCTTTCTCCAACTCTTTCTGGTCTAACCCAATTGTTACTGATAGATCGGCCATATGCGTTAGTTATGATTGTTGGCCTTCTTGTAGGATTCAATTTGCTCGTTGAACTTTTCCAAGTCCTTTTCCTCTTCTGTGGATAAGACATCAAGTTTAGCACCGTTGTAAATGGCGTTGGCAATCGACATCCATACGGCCTCGCCTTCCGGCATCGTCCAGGCTTCTTCTAAGCTAACGCCGTTACGGCACAGGCTGGCAACGCAAGACAAGGGAAATGGAATAGATTCAAACTTCTTGTTTTCCTTTTTATTATCATCCTTTTCCCAGAACTTCGGGTAAGAAAGGGAGACTTGGATGCACCCTATAATGGTTCCAATGCAGCGCGAGTAGTACTTCTTGCTCATGGCCATACGGGCCATGTACAATTTTTCGATAAGGGAGAGAGGACGTGCCATCTCCTCCTTGTCGTAGGTCGATAGAATTCGCGCAGCCATTACAACCTGCACCGGGTCAAACTTGCTATTTACAGGATCAATGAACGGAGACTTGATTGCCTCCAAGGCAACCCTATGCCGCAAACAGAAAGCACGAAGCGTCCTGCCGCACACCATGTTTTGGTGGGACAGGACGGTCGTAGCCTTTAGATAGCGAGCATCCATCGGATGCCAGCCTATTAGAGGATTTCCTGATACTTGACGCCCTTGACGGAAACTTTACGGAAGTCCTTGTTGGTACCCTTGTCTTCAATAGACTTCGTGATCCAAGTGACACCGCCATAAGTGAACGTATCTCCGTTTTGGGGAATCAGATCAGAGGCAAGCAAAACTCCTTCGATAGAAAGTTCAATAAAAAGGTCGTCTAGGCGGTCGGTGATAACACGGCCAGACTCGTCAGGAACTTCAACATCCAGTTTAAAAGACTGGGCAGTCGAGTCTGACTGCACGGTCATATAAGTGCGAGTGTCACGAAGCCCGTAAAAGTGAGCCACGCCATAATCTTTAGAGGTGCCAGGCATAGTCGTATGGGTTTAGCCAAGTGTCAAGGGGCGGTCGGCATGACCCCCCAGACGGTGTATTCGATGACATTCCCGTAACGACGCTGGCTCATGCCTTCCTCGTCATTGGCAATCCAAAGGTCGTAGAGCTGCCCGTCCGTGGTAGGGTTCCAGAGTGCCTGGAGGGCCAGCACATCGCGCATGGCTCCGATCACCTCGACGACCCTAGCCCGGTGGGCTTCAAGGGTCTCGTCGTCGGCTGAAGAGTAGATGTACAGTTTAAGGGTCGCCGTGTAATTGCCAAGGGTGTTGGAACCTAGGTCGGCAACGGCTTGGCTGGACTCGGCGTGAGCAATGATGATGGGGATGACCCGAATCTCGTCGGTCACGCCCTTGTGGACGGTCACGCCTGGGAACAGCGGGGTCAAGTAAGCGGCCACCTTGTTCTCAAGGACGGTGCGAAAGCTGAAGAAGGTAGGGGCGGGCATTATGGTGTATTGGTAAGAGATAGATCAAAGCCGCCTTGGAGCCGGCGGATGACGTCGATAAGTTTGCCGTGGTTGCGCGGTGCCTGAAGATGCTTGAGCATGGCCACACGCATGGCAAAGGCCCGGTGGTTCATGGCCATACGCATGAAGTGGTAACCTTGGCTGTAGTTACGGCCTACGGTGGAACCAAGTTTTACGATTGGATCAGGGCCAGTTAGGCGAGGGGCATAGACCATCGTGCCTGCACCCTGATTGGCAATCCAAGCGGAAGTGGGCATCTTTCCGAGCTTTTGGCCGGCGTAGTACCATCCAGACTTCAGTTTGCCAACGCGCTGCTGGACTCGCTTAATATATCTTTCTACTGGTTTCCAGTCATCCACATAGACTTTTTCGGTCTTGCCGGTCTCGTAGACTTTGTAGGACGGCTTGCCGCGCCTCTGTTCGTGGATGGACTTGATGGAGCCTTGGGTCGTACCCATGAGGAAACGGGTGCGCGGTGAACCCTGCCTTTCCTCAATTCGCTTGAAGTAGTCAAACTCACCTTGGCCAATGATGCCACGTTCGGCGATCATCTTGAAAATGTATTCGGGCTGGTGCGGGGCTGGCAGTTTCAGCTTGGCGGTTGCCCAGGCGTTCAGGACTCCGACATTGCCGGCAGCGGCCACCCCTGCGGCAGGGGCTTGGGCAATTGGAGCGAAAATCTTGCGGACATCCCGGCTGACAGCGGCTTGGCCTTTGTTGCGAGCTTTGTTTCCAAACCCGCCTTCGCCACCCTTGCTAATGGCAGGTACCGCTCCCGAAAACGGAGGAGTAAAGTCGCACATATCCTTGGCAAACAGCCGCGCCTGCTGCTTTACGACGTCCGTAATGCTTTTACGCATTACCATCATGTACAAAGCAATGTGCTTGGCGAACTCCGTATAGTCCACCTTGACGCCCTTTCGGACTGTGACCACCAAGGCCATTACTGAACCTTCGTCTGGACTTTGACGATGACCCAGGCGGAGGGCAGACGGTCGGTGACCGTCATAATGCGGAACTCCTGACCCCCATAGGCCACCACATTCCCGAAGGCAATCAGCCCCGGGTTGGCAGCGGCGTCCGTCCGCAGGAACTTCATGTCGAAAGACGTATGGTTTAAGAAACCACCCGTTTCCAAGTCCTGCATGATGGCTGGCTGCGACATCAAGGCGTTTAAGGCCACTGGCGTCCCTGCTGGGACGTTTTTAACGGTCACAGCCTTAGGTATCTCGGAAAGGATCTCCGAGGCGTCTAAAGCCCATTCGTCCGTGATTCCCGACATGGGTTTAGCCCACTGTCAAAATAAGAAACCCACCCCCCGTGGCGCGGGGAGTGGGCTTCGCATTGTCGCTTTGGGGGATTTTAAACTCCCCCGAAAGTGATTAGTCGGTGAACTTGATGCGCTGGAGAGCGGCCGGGTTACCGACAGCCGAACCAACGAGCCAGAGAGCCGACATATTGTGCTTACCGGCCTGCCAGTTGTACCAGTAGCGGAGAGCGAAGGAGAACTTGCTGTCCGGATCCTGAACGACCATCTGTTCGCCACCGCCCGTGGTGGGGGTAGCAGGAACACGGGTCACGATGACGAGACCTTCCTTGCAGGAAGCGACGCCGTTGAGACCTTCGTCGAAAGCGGTACCCGAAGAAGGGAAACCGTTGTACTCGGAGACGCTGAAGCCGTGGAGTTCCTTGCTGATGGCGTTCTTCTGGATAACATCGCTGTTACCGTAGGAGAAGGTCTGGGCGACGGACGGATCCTGAACGAGCTGACCGAGGGCGTCGGGGCTGAGGAGGAGTTTACGACCGAGGTGAGGCAGGTTGGCCTTGGTCAGGTTCTTGGCAGCAGAGGCAACGGCCTTGCGGTCAAAGTCGGCCATGAGGCCCGAGTAAGCGGTCGTGCTGAAGTTAGCGGCGGTCACCTTGGACAGCACTTCGTCGAACAGGGACTTCTGGACGGCGTTGGCAATCGGAGCGAAGAAGAGGCGACGGAGGCGTTCCAGGCTAAGGGTGGACGCTTCGTAATCGGTGAAAGCGACGTCGACATACTTCAGGTCGGCAATCGTCACAGGGACGTCCGTCGAGGTGGCGTCCGCAGGAACGAAGCCGTTAGCCGGGTTGAAGGTCGTGGCGGAGAAAGCAGAGGCATAACGGGTGTGGACCGTGGTGCCGCGCTCGGCGACGTAGTTACCGAAATCGGTAACGGCGATCTCGGTCAGGGGAACGAGTTCGGGGACTAGGGTGCGGAGGGACTCTTCAGCGACGAGCTGGAGGGTCAAACCACCAATGCTGTTAGACATAGTAGGGAGTTAGGTTAGGGGGAGAGGGGAATCAGCGAAGGCCGGCGGCGCGGAGGATGGCCGGACGGTTCTTGCTGTAGAAATCGGAAGCGGCTTTGCCGTCCTTCTGCTTAAGAGCCACCCACTCCTCGGAGATCTCGGCGTCGCTCTTGGAAGTAGCGGCGACCTCGGAGGGGGTGACTTCAAGGGGGCTGACGCCGACCGAAGCGGCAATCTGAGCGGCCTTCTTGCCAGCAGTTTCCTGCGAGGCAGTAATGGTCGCAGCCTGGGCTTCGGCCTTCGCACGAAGTTCATCGGCGGCGGCGAGCTTGGCGGAAAGGTCATCGACCTTGGCGGTGAACTCGGCGAGCGAAGCGTCCTTGGCGGACATCGCAGCGGTGAGTTCGTCAACCTTGGCGGTGAGGGAGGCAACTTCGCTGGCCTTGGCTTCGACCTCGGCGGTCTTACCAGTAAAGGCTTCCTTCAGCGAGTTAAGGCGTTCTTCGAGCGTCATCTTGGGTTTAGCCAAGTGTCAAGCCTTGGGCTTTCCGTCGGTATCGATAGGGGGGCATTCCTGATTGGGCATCTCTTCGTCCTCATCTTCTTCGGAATCCGTACCGTCCGGGTTCTTCTTCTTCTTTTTCTTCTTTTTCTTGTCGTCGTCGGAGATTGGGGCCGCTTCGTCCTTGTCGCCCTGCTCGGGGGACACATCAGCCGCCTGGGCGTAATTGGACGGACCGCCAACGGGAACCTGCTTCTCGGCACGTTCGTAAATGGCGTATTCCTCGGGGTCGATTGCCATGAGCAGATTGTCGAAAGTATTCATCAGGCCAGAGACGAGATTCTTCTCCGCTCCCTTCTTGCCAGACCAGCACTGGCCTTGCATATCGGCTTCGTCGGCGTAGGTACGGACGGACTTGATGTCCATGATGAACCACTTGTGCATTTCGTCGACGTCGTCTTGGAAGAGTTTCCGCTGCTCGGGGGTCATCGAGGTGCCGGTGTAGCCAGCCCCCTTTGCCCAGCCGGCCTTGATAAGGTCAACGGTGATGCCTTCCTCGGCGTAAGCCGCCTTCATGTCGTAGATTGGGATATACACCCCGATGGATCCGACGACCGATGACGGGGACACGAAGACCTCGTCACACTGGCTCATCAGCCACATCCCAGCGGAGCAGGACTGCTTGCAGGTCCAGCCAACCGTACGCTTCTTGCAAGCGCGGATGCGAGCAGCCATTTCGGGGACGCCAGTGACGGTGCCGCCAGGCGTATCAAAGTCGAAAATGATGGTTTCGACGCCCGGGTCACGCTCGGCTTCTTCGAGCATCTCTTGGATGTCTTCGACGTCCGTGGCACCCATCATCTTTTCCAGCTCGGTGAGGCCAGAGCCAATCACGCCTTTGACGGGAATGATGGCAAGGTCGCCCGACTTGATCATGCAGGGCTTGGGGCCGAAGAGCATCTCCATCATGTCTTCCAAATCGTCGCCCGCCTTTAGTTCGGTCGGGGAAAGGTTGGCCACTTTTTCGAGGTAAGCCTTGGCCTTCGCCGGCTCGATAAGCATCGGCGCGAAAGTCTTGAATGCGTTAGAAAGGGAATACATGGATTATTTTTTGAAGGTTTCTTCGTCGTCGGGGTCAACGTCGTCTTCGACAATCTTCGCGCCGTCGTCCATTTTGGCCGGCTCTTCGTCTGCAACCGATGCGTTGATGTCTGCTGGAGCCACGTTCTGCGGCTTGTAGAGCATTGAGAGAGGAACGTCGAATTCCTTGGCGAGGTCGAGAAGGTAACGCTTTTCGGCGGCGTTGGAACGCATCTGTTCCTTCGGATCTTCGCCTTCTTCCAGATAGTTTTGCGTAAGGGTTTTGAGGCCAGACTCGATGTCCTGACGGTTCTGCTGAGAGTCACGTCCAGCGTCTACGGTAACCTTGCGAGGAGTCGTCCAAGAAACATTCGTCCAGGCTTCGGTGGAGCGTAGGAAACCGTCCTTAATGGCGGAACCAATGATGTAGCCCCAGACCGGCGTCAGGAAACGCTGCACCATGATGGCCTGTCGGTGCGAGAACTTGCGATCAGCCTTGGCGACCACGAACCGCATGACAGCTCCGCCGGCCTTTGTCGGATTGGCCACGAACTCATACGGGAGCATACCCGCCAGAGAGTCGCGCTCAAGGTGTTCGATGAATCCGTCGAAGGTCTTGTTCGGACGGTTCGACTCAAAGGATTCCAGCTTTTCTCCGGGAGCCAGAGCCAGCACCTTGCCTCCGAGGAATGTCGAAGCCTCGCTCGGGTCGGTCATACCGTCGCCGTAGTCCTGCGGCTTCATGCCAAAGGCTTCAAAGTCGGACTGCGTACCGTCGAAGTTCGGATTCTCACGGCTGATTGTGCGCGTGATGTCTGACGAGGTCTTGACCGCCAGTTTCTCCAGCGAAAGAATCTCCAGCATATCGACCAAGTTATTGATCGAGTGCTGGAGGGGGCTATAAGCCCGCGCACCCGAGGCGAGTTCCGGCTCAAACAAGTGAATTACCGCATTGGCTGGCACTAGGCGGCTGGAGCCGTCAGAGCGGATTACGTTGTATGAGATAGGCTGACCGTAGGGTCCAAAAAGGATACCGTCGACCATGCCAGGCGGAACTTCGTTGTTGGACGAATTGCCGACACGGTGAGACTCGATGACCTGAAGGCGGGGTTCGCCACCGGGTCCACGGGTCTTGATGATGAAGCACTCTCCGTCACGATCCATCAGTCGGCAGCAAATGTGCTGGAGTTCAAAGAACGAGAAACGTCCCGTAATGTCACAAGAGCGAGCTGCCCATTGCTTGAAGTAGGCTTCGGCGGAGTCATCCCACATCTCGTCGCCAGACTGTGCCTGGGGCTTGATGCCGTTGCCGACTGTGTACAAGGCCATGTCGGCCAGCACCTGTCGGATAAGACCCGCATTGAGTTCCAGCCAGCGCATCTTGCGCGTGGTCTCCATGCGGTCGAAGACCGTCATGGTCTTCTTAAAGTCCTGCGGCCAAGACGACCAAATCCAAGAACGCTTGTTGCTGAACTTGGCGGACTCGAAATTCGAGAAGATGCCCGGGCCAGAGCCTCCCCCCGACGCCTGCTTCTGCGGTGCCGTGTTACGGGCTACGCTCGGCGTCTTGGGTTTCTTAACCTGCGGTACGGCAGGCTTGCTCGGCTTTTTCGGTTTCATCAGAATCCTCGGAAGTTATTGAGCATATTGATTACCCGGACACGGTCGACTGAACCGTAGGTCTGGGGGTCTTTAACCATCAGCGCGTAGCGGCATTCCACCAAGACGGTGGAGATGTCCATCGGGAACTGCTTTACCACGGAGGTACCCGAATCGGAGTACTCCATCATGGTCTTACCCTGCTTCAGCAATTCCTTCGCCTTGTCAACAATCTCAAGAATGTCGCAAATGTCGAAAATAAGGAAGATACCTTGGGGTCGTGCCATTTGCGTTTAGCCCCGTGTAAAAGGGGCCGTCTGACCCAACCCATGTACGATCCACAAGAGCCACCCGTGGTTTTTCCAGAAGGGCCAGACGGCTTGGATTAACTCTACTGCTGGTATGATGTCCGTCAAGCGGTTTCTTCCTCCACTGGTTTTTCCTCAGGCTTACGGTCTTCCGGCTTACCGTTGCGGTTCTTGCCGCGCCCGATGAGCTTGGCCATAAGGGCCGGCAGCATCCCGATGATCTCGGCGTCCCATAGGTGGTTAGCACGGTCGCCAATGGGTAACCAGATGGCCTGACCGTTCGCCTGGCGGGTGCGATGCTCCGACTGCATCTGCTTACGGTACTCGTCGCCGGCGTCCTCTGGGTAAGTGTGATGCCCGGCGCGGCGTAAGCGGGAGATGGAGTCCTTGAAGTACAAATTAGAGAAGAGGTAAAGTTTGCAGGAGGTCTGGCCGACTTGGATTACCTTCGCACGGGCGTATGGGCGATAGGCCACCTTGATGCCATAGGGCGTCTGGATACGCCAAGGGAACTCATTCTGGCCAGAACCTTTGGTGGCGTTCCATGCGTACTTTGCACACATACGGTAAACGGTGTCGGTGTTGGGTCCGTCGCCGGAGTCGACAAAGACAAAGAAGTCGGCCACCTCTAGTTTGCGTTGGGCTTCGCGCAACTGATCTTCGGTCTCGCAGTAGCCCCACTGCACCATGCGGGACTTTCCGTCCAATGCCCAGGCACGGACTACCCAGTAGAATCCTTTACGCTGCACGTCGACCGCCATGAAGCGGAGCCGTGCGTACTGTTTGGCTTTTTTGTACTCGTCCTTGAACGGCGGTTCGGCGAGCTTGCTATCGACCATGAACGCTTCGGCATCCCATTCGTCGAGCATCTTGTAGCCCTGAGGCATGACTTCTCCACCGCCATCGTCTGGATCATCAGACCAAGAGAGGGCCAGACGTTTCTGCTTAAATTCACGACGGGCGACATCGTCACCGTGTTCCTCGAAAGCCTGCTTGGCACGGATTGCCATTTCGGCGAGCTTGCCCCAGTCTAGACCCCATTGAGCGCAGAGTGAGTTCCAATGGAATCCAACAACCCCCTTGGGAGCGTTCTGATTCATGGGCGTGTACTCGCCCGACAAGTTTAATTCGGCGCGAACCTCAAAGGAGTCCTTGTAACGGTGTTTGCACGACTTGCACTCGTAGGTGCAACCGGCCTTGACCTTGTCGAGGTTCCAGCCGTTCGGCTCCCGTGCGTCTTCGGGGTAGATCAGTTGCTCCCACTCGTAGGCTTGGCGCGTACCGCATTGCGTACACTTGAACGTCCACTCCCGGCGGTCGGACTGGTTCCACAGGTCGGTAATGTCGTCGCCTTCGACGCCGCCCTGCGAGACAAGCAGCGACTTGCCTTGCCAGATGAACGCCGTGCGACGCGCAAGGGCTTCGTTCAAGTGACCCTTGGGCCAAAGCCAGACTTCGTCACCGCCGAGGAATCGGATGGAACGACGCTGAAGGTTCTTCTTGTTGTTCGCACCCAGCACCCAGACGGTGTTACGCTCGAAACGGGTCTTCTTCCATTGGTTGCGTTCGGAGTCCTCCATCTTGGACAGCGTAGCCGGCGTGGCTTCCCACATTGGACGTAGGCGATCTTTCTGCCAGTCCTGCGCGTTGTCGTCGACGTCCTGCAAGAGCAGGGTCGGCCCAGGCGAACGGGCAGGGATAAAAGTCGACCACAGTTCCAGCAGAGATGATTTGCCCATCTGCACCGCTCCAAGCACGACGACGGTGGTAATCTCTGGGTCGGTCAACGCCCGTAGGATGGGAGCAAGGAACGGAGTGGACTCCACTCGGAACGGCCCGGGCTGCGGAGAGCCTGGCACCTCACGCACGTTGGCTTCCAGCCATTGCACGATGTCGCCTTCGGGGTCGGGCGTCATCATCGCACGGATGTGAGCCTCGAAAGTATCGATTGTATGAGGGTCGATGATCACTCGACTTCGTCGACGGAATCCTCGTCGCCCTCAACCTCTGTCGGGTCTTCCGTGTCTGCTTCCTTCACGACCGCCTGCTCGGCGTAGCCAGCGGCAGCGGACAGACGCTCAAGCATTCGCTTAACTTCGTCGTCGATGGCTTTCATTGCACGGCCTGGGTTGTCAGGGTTGACCCTCGACGCCAGTTTCGTCCCGAGCTGAGTAGCCTCCTCACGAACCTGCGCGAACACTCGCCCGAACCTTTCGATGGCGGTCTGAGTACGAATGTACTCACGGCTGGCAATCTGTCGGGCTTGGAGTTCCTTTTCCAGCGTTACTAGCGTCTTCACCAACTTGTCGTAGGTCGCATAGGATTTGCTGGCGTCTGGCGAGTTACTACCTAGGTCGTCAAGGTACTGCTGGTAGGCCAGAGCCTTCAATTCGCGCTGACGCTCCACGGTCTCATTGAAGTCCTTATCGGGTCGGACAGTGGAACCCATGCGACCGGCACCCCTTGCCATGTACCAGGCTTCGGCGGACTCGATTGAGTCGATGGGCATCCCCGCTTGGATAAACTTGTTGATGGCCTGCTTGGTGACACCGAAGCGGCCGGCAAGGTCAATGGGTCGAGGCTTATCGGAACTCACTTAAGTTTCTTCCTCCGAGCGTTGGAGAGCTTCTTGCAAGCTGCGTCGGACTTCATGTACAGCGACGGAGGCAGCTTTAGGTTACGCTGGATGGTCTTTACCCGCGCCGATATCGCCGCTCGGGTCAGGCTGTGCTGATTGGCCAAGGCTGTCATGGTCGGTTGATCGGGGATGCCAAGGGCAAGCTTGATGCAGGTTCCGTGCAGCCGTACTTCCGCATGGGTCGACAGGTCAATGACGGCAATCACCTTGCGGAGAATGTCCAGCACCTCGTCCTGCGTGAAAGTTCGATTGCTCACTTGGATTTCCTCCCTTTCGCGCATCCGCCATTGTGCCGCTTGCACTTCGTTGATATCGTAGCCTTGACCCCAACCGCCTTGGACAAAGTTTTCTTCGCCACCCGGTCCTCCGAGGACGTCACCACCATCAGAGGGTTCACCAGAAAAATACCGATGCGCGAAAGGGACTCCAGCGTCTTCGGGTCGATGGGGATTGAAGCCAGCCGCTTCCAACGCCGCCCTTTCCACTTTGGAAAGCCGCTTCCAGAACCTTTGGTATTCGTCATAGATTGGCATCGGTGTTTTCTGGAGGGTCTACCCCCAGAAGGTATTCAACCTTGCTAACCACGGTCAGCATAACGGCTGCTTCGTGAATTAAAAGTTTGGCCACCTCCTCGTCTTGATGCCGATCAAGGATGTCGGCGGCACGGACGATGTTCAGTCCAGCGATACGACGGAGTTCCGCCAGTTCGCCTACGAAGGTTTCTAGTTCCTCTGGTTGTTCTTCAAAGTTGACCACACAGCCACCAATGTGCCTAACCTGTGAACAAGTCAACCCGCCTACCCGTGCCGTGGAAATATCAAACCGTTGTCATCCCGACCCAGCATCCCATGACGCATGGCCTTGCGAATCTTGTTCCAGGCGTCCTTCTTGGTCAGAGGCTCGTCGTAGCACCGTCCCCACTCGCCGGCGAACAGGTCTCGGAGTTCGTGGGCGCGGTAGCCCTTGTCGGCGGGGATCAGGTTGATGACCGCCTGGACGAGCTGGGCGGCTTCCTCCGACTTGGCCGTCCGGGCGTTGTTCAGTTGGCCAATGTGCTGCCTCATCCGCTCGGGGGACAGACGCCACGCCCTAGCCCACGGCGACTCGGGACGCCTAGTGATCGGCGGCTGGCCGGCGCGGCGGCGGAAGGGGCGGAAGGGTTGGCTCATTGGGAAGACATTATGGCTACGCTTCCAAGCGTAAAGCCAATAATGGTCTGACCATTATTTACTTTGTCTTATCTACCTTTAGGTAGATACAAAGTAAATGAATTGTCTATATTCATTGCTACTGTGGTTGCTACTGTGGTTGCTATAACAACACATATAGCCGGACATATCAATTTGAATGGTTTTTGCAGGTTTACCCCCATGTTTTTGACGGGGTCGGTGGGGCTTCGCCCCCCCCATTTCCTGGCCGCCAAAGAGAATCCTTAGTGGGGCGCTAATGATTAGTGAATAGGTCAGGATTCGGGCGACCTTGCCCCACCGTTGCCCCACCGTTGCCCCACTAAACGCCTGGCCGCCGATTGGCCGCCCCACCGTGCCGGGGTTGACGTTGCCGCCCGTGCGGGTGCCTATGCCGGCGGGGTTGCCGTGCCGGTGTGGGGCTTGTGTCATGCCGCCGCCCCGTGCCGTGCCGCTTAGGATTAAGCTGCCGCGCATGGGGTGGGGTTGCACGGGGTGGGGTGGGGCTTGCCGTCCGCCCTATGCCGTGCCGTGCCGTGCCGTGCCGCTTGGCTGATCGGGCAAGCCCCGTTGCCGGCCGTGCCGCCCTACCCCTTCCGCCCCGCCTTTCCGCCCTTCTATATAAAAGAGTCAAAGGCTTTGATAAATAGACGTTGACGGCTGGCCGTGCTTCCCTTTGTCTTATCCCGTACCCAATACATTATTATGAAAATTCAATCTGACCCCGTTTCAATCAAAGCCCGTGCCGCCGCTAAGGCCCTAGGCTTGCACGTCGCCCCGTGGCTAGATTCCGCCGCCGTCGCCGCTTGTGTTAAAAGCGGATTGCTTCACCGCGCCCTTATAGATTTGCGCGGCAAATGGGAAGCGGACGGCAAACCTGCCGCCGGTGAAACGGCCGTCCGTGCCGCCCTTGCCGCTTACATGGAAGCCCGTGAAGCTTTCTCCATTGAAAGCAAACGTTGCCTTTCCCTTTAACCCCTTCCCTCCCATGCGCTTTCTTTCTGACCTATTCACCGCCGCCGCTATTGTTTTCCTGGCATGGATTACCGCCGTTGCCATTCTCTCTCTTTAATTTCCCTAACATGAAAACCCCCGCCCTAATAAAAGCCCGCCGTGCCTTTGCCGCTGCCGTAAAGGTTTACGGTTTAATCCCATATGAAGCAAAGCAGGCAAAGGCTGCCGCTTACGTTAATATCCAAGCTGCCGCCGCCGCTTGTGCCGCCGCGCGCAAATAATTTCCCTAACATGAAACAACCCCTCCCCCTCTCAATCTCCGCCGCCCTTGCCGAAGTGGAGGCAATGGCCGATCAGCTTGCGGCAACCGTTTGCGAAAGCCCCGCCGGCAAACTTAAGGACATGAGCGCATCCGCTTGCCTGGATAACCTGGATACGGTCGCCGCCGCCCTTACTTGGAAAGACCTAGAACAAGCCCCGGCCATGTTAAACGCCGTTGCCCGTGCTTACCGTCAAACCTTCCCCGCTGACTCCCTTGGATGGGAAGACGCCGGCCGGTTGCAAACGATTGCTTCCCTTATTGCCCATTGGCAAACCCTGCCGGATAACGGAAGCGGGGCCGCTTAACCCTTTAACTTCCCTAATATGAAAACCGCACAAGATAAAGTTAATGCCGCTATTCAATCCGCCGCCGCCGAAGGGTTGCACTTCGGCCCGGTGACGTTCACGCCGGCCGCGCCGAAGGGCGGCAACAGGTTTGCAACCGTTGCAATTGATTGGACGGTCGGCCCCGCTTGGGGAAAAGCCAGGATTGAGTTTCGCCCTAATCGCCCCGGCGAACCGTCCGGGGCATGGAAACGTGCCGAAGGGGTTGCCATGATTCCGGCCGGATTCCCTATGATTCCGGCCCTTGCCGCCGCCCTTGCGGACGTTGCCGCCGCCGCTTGTGTTTCGGCCGATCAAAATATGCCGGCGGGGATTGCCCCGGCAACCGCCGCTTAACCCTTTCCCCTAACAACCCATGCAACAACCCATACAAGAAACGATGCCGACCAATTTGATTAAACTCGGTCAGCTTGACGGTGCCGCGCTTATCCAAACCGCAAGCTTTGACGGTCAAACATTCGCTTGGCTTATAGAAGATGACCGTTATCTGATTGCCGTCCCTGGAGATGCGGAAAACGAAACCGCCTGCAAGGCCTGGTTTGCACGCTGGTTTGCAATTCGCGCCGATCAGTCCGTCAAGATTACCCGAGCCAATAATGAGCAAGGGGAATTGTTTGTTATTCAAATCCGCCGCAACTCATAATCTTTCCCATCCATGAAACCCACAAAACAAACCGTGCCGCCGGTCAAAGCGGCAAACCTATGCCCCACAAAAGCCCCCGCCTTTAACTTGCGCGGGGATTACGCAAGCCCCGCCCCGCTGCTTTTCCGCCGCCCCGCGCCGATCATTCACCCCGCCGCTTTGCTTCCCTTTTATATGCCGTCCTATTTGCTGTCAGTGGAAGCGGACGCTAAAACGGATAAGGGAACGGCAAGCGGTTACCTTACGGGGATTTTATACCTTGCGCCTGGTCAGCTTGCGGGGGTGGGAAACCTTTGCCCCCATGCGTCCGCCGGTTGCCTTGCCGCTTGTCTCTTTACGGCGGGGCGGGCGGGCATATTTGAAGCGGTTAATGCCGCCCGTGTTATGCGTACCCGTTTCCTACATGACAACCGCGCTGGATTTATTGCCGCGCTAAAGGGGGAAATTGCCGCCCTAGTACGCAAGGCAAAGCGGCGGGGCTTAAAGCCCGTTGTTAGGTTAAACGGTACAAGCGATCTCCCTTGGGAAAAGTTAGCCCCTGAGCTGTTCACTGATTTCCCCACCTGCCGCTTTTATGACTACAGTAAAAGCTTACGCCGTGCTCTTGCCTATGCTAAGGGAGAATTGCCTAAGGGTTACCATATTACCTTTTCCCTTGCGGAGAATAACGCCGCCGCCGCTGGGATCGCCCTTGCCGCTGGGGTAAATATTGCCGCCGTTGCGGACGGCATTAAAGCGGGGCAACGGTTTGCCTTGCCTGGTATGACTGAAGCCCGCCCCACCTTTTCCGCTGACCGCCATGATTTGCGCTTTCTAGATAGGAAAGCGGCGGACGGGCGGGGAAGAATTGGAATCCTAAAAGCAAAAGGCAAAGCCCGCGCCGATCTTTCGGGGTTTGTTATCCGCGCAACCGCCGCAACCGCCGCTTAACATGGAAAACGAAACAATCCGCCATCAATTGGCACTCATGCAATCGGCGGCGGATTGCCTAGGGATTGAACCGCACCGGGGCGGGGTAAGTTCGCAAGGGCAGCTTTGCCTTGCAATGGGGCAAAAATCCGCAAATCGCCTTTCCGCCTTTTGCTTTGCAAGGTGGGGCTGGTCTCCTTCTCAAATCACGTTTGACGCCGCCTTGCCTAAGCTACGCAAGGGGGCATGGATTGCAACGGACATTCCCCCCGCTTCCCTTCATGCTTAACCCTTTACCATATAGTTATTACCCCGGCAAGCGGTTGCCAGCCATTTGCCGCGACGGGGTTACCCGTTCCGCCGTGATCACGGGGCAACCTGACACTTATTTTTCATTACCTGCCGCCGTGCAGGTAACGGCGGACGGAAAGCGGCGGACGGTGGCCGGTTCCCTTTACCATGATAGGGAAGGAAAGGTTTGTTTCGGGGCATATAGTTGTCGCGCCAATCATTTCTTTATCCCGTTAACCAGGCACAAGCCCCGCCTTGCCGCTGCCGCTCTTAGATTGATAAAGGCAACCGCTTACGGACGGGGCGCGCCTGGTTATGTTTGGGACTGGTCAGCTGATCATGCTGCCGCCCTTGCATGGGGTTGCCGCAATTGGTACGGTTGCGGAGAATGGGAGCAAGGTGGCTACCAGGCGCGGGCGATTTTAAAGCGGTTGCCCTTTGAGCTATTGCCGCGCCTAGCGGTTTACTTTGATAAATTGGCCGCGCTTTATGCCTTACATGATCCCATAAGCGGAGAGCGTTATATCAATGTAAGCCTTTACCCATATACCCCGCCCCCGCCCCCGCCGCCCCAGGCATGAAGCCCCGCCCGTCCGCCCTTACAAGCCCCGCCCCGTGCGGGGCTTTTCTTTGCCTTAGTGCTTCCCCGTTGAACCGTGCCGCACAAGCCCCGCCCTTGCCCCGCTGCCGCCGCTTTACCGTCCGCCCTTCCCTTTCCCCTTTCCGCCCCGCCGCCGCCCGCCTGGTGCAAGGCAAGCCCCGCCCCCGCCGCCCTTTGCCTGATCAGTCAAAGCCCCGCCGCCTGCCGCTTGTGCCGCCCTTTGACCGTGCCGCCCTTGCCTTGCCCCATGCCGTCCGCCCGCCGCCCTTGGAACGGCAGCGGCAACCCCCGCCGCGCCGCCGCCGGCCTAATCCCCACCCATAACCCACCCATAACCCACTTTTAATCATAGGTTTACGACCTATCATTCAGTAATCCTGATAAGATTACTAATGATTACAGGATTCGATTTTTCAAAAACGAGGGGGGTTGACCCCGGCGACTCATACTGACCCCCCCCCCCCCCCCCAATTTT